TTAGGTTTGAGGTGGCCAGCAGGAAGCCCTGCGTATTCATAAGTGGACTGTAGTCTATCATTTGATAGTTCAGAAGAGTTTAAGAAGTCACCAACTGAATTAGCTACTCCTGTGGAAACCAAACTTATCAGCTGTTCATCAGTTACCTTCTCTCGGTAACCTGTCATATAATCGCCCATATAGGCCTCCTATCAATCAAACCCACATGGGTATAGAATTATTTGGGGTTTTTGAACCACGGGTACCCCAGGACCCAAGGACAGCATGAGGTTCAGCTGTGCAGCCCGTCTTTACCCTCTTTCCGCCATTCTTCACGGTGAGCACGAGCAAGCTCTGGTTCTTTAATTTCTACTTCGTTAGCTCTAGCATAGGTAGCAGAGTTTTTTGACTTAAGAGTAGGATCCCAAACTTTACCATTCTTTTGTTTTACACCTTTCGATGGTTTGTAAATAGCCATTAGTTACCCTCCAAGTCTCTTTTAAGTTGTGCTAACTCTTCTAGCTCTTCTACACTAAGATCAGCACTAGCTCTGTCTGTATTAACAGATTCAACTCTAGTTTTCTTAGGTGCTTTATACTCACCCAGCTCTTTAGCAATCTTAAATGCTTCTTCTCTATCACCCTCTTCCATTGCTTCATGCATTAACAATTTCATTATATCAAGGGGATCTTGAGCTACAGAATTAATTGCCTCCAAGGTTTCTGCCATTTCAGCAGCCTTGGCAGCAATACGTGCATCTCTTTCTCTTTTTTGTCTTCGTGCTTCTGCAGCAGCTTTAACCCCTGCCGCCTGAAACTTTTTAATTTTTTCCTGACCTTCTTTTGTATTGGGGTCAATCATGCTTTCAGCAAAGTTAGCCTGACGAGGATCTTGCATCATGCGCTGTCTGATCTCTTCTATTTGTTTACTTGTTTTGGCCATTAAATCCATTCCTCATTATTACGATTAACAAAATTCTTTTGTCTCCAATCTACTTTTTGATTTGATAACTTATCGATGTTAGTTCTATACGCTTCCCAAGCAATAGCAAGGGCCATAACAGTATCATCGTTCCTACCCTGAATAGCTTCTGTTTTACCAGAAGGGGTAGATATATAAGTTTTCATTTCAGATAGTATAGTCTTAGAGGGAATCCAAATATCTTCTTCCTCAACCGCATTTTTTAACTGTCCGATTACTCTAGGTTTACTACCATGTGTCATTCTAAACCCAGGGGTTTGTCCTTCTTCAGAGCTTAACTTTGCAGCTTTAGTTTCATAATACATGTTAATGTAATTCATTTGTTTGAGTCTTTGCAGGGTTGCAACACCCATACTGTTTGATTCTACTGCCAACAAAGCATTATTAAAGTACCTACCAAGATAAAACAAATGTTCACCATAGAGTGTAGGATCTACTGTGTTATCTCTATACATAGCACAAATGTGCCCCTGTGTGTTTAACACAATAGCTGTACTGTAATCTTGTTTAACTCCAAGAGCAACATCTGCTCCGATAATATAGTTATCTTTCCAGTCCGGGGGTATCCATATCTCAAGGTTACCCCGTGGGCTGTCATCAAAAGAACCTAAGTCTTCATTATATAGTCTGAGAGCAATTGGTTGTACTGGTAGGAAAGAGTTAATCTTTTCTGGGTTAAACACAGAAGAACCAGATACAAGAAAGGCTTCCTCTGCGTTAGCAGGATACTCTTGTCTAAACTTGTCTACTCCACCTTCAACGATTTTTAACCGTCTCCAGTAAATTTGTTCATCTGTTAGTTCATATTTTTCTTTGTAATCTTTTTCTTCAAAAGTTAATTCAAACTCTTCTGGCACTTCTCTTTGATATTCTACAGTTTTAAACCACGGAATAAATATAGCGATGTAATCAGATTCCCCTGCTGCTGCTGCCTGATACAGACGATAGAATTCGCCTGAAGCACCATTAGCTGTGGACTCAATAATTACTTCTGTACCATCGGCCTGAGATATACCTTGAAATAGCCCCGCAAGAATCTTAGCATCATGCTGCCAAAAGGCAACCTCGGATGCATGTAATATAGTGGGGGTTGTACCACGACCAGCTTCAGGAGACCCAGCAGTATAGAGTCGATAAGACCCTACTGCATCTTTGTCTGTGTAAGCTGGTGTTTGAATTGCAATTTCTTTGGCGTTAGTCTTTTCTAACTTGGGTTGTAAACCCTTTTCCATATTCTTAATTAAGTTTTTACTCATTGAAAAGAGAGAATCTGAGGTAGCACTATCATGCGCCATCACAACAGACCTGGTGTGTTGTTGAAAGTAAGTCTTCCAAAACACTCTCCCTGCACAAAAAGTAGAGATACCTTGTTGACGAGCCTTAAGAATAATAGCCCGTACTTTACCTGTTTCTTTTCTTTGTTTCTCTAAAGCTTCATTAATAATGGTTTGAGCTTCATTAAATTTAAACGGAACAAAACCTTTAGTAGCATCTTTAGTAATAATTCTAATTTGATCTGAGGAAAACTTTTCAAAGTTATCAGAGTACTCTTTTAGATTTTTTCTTCTCTTTAACTCTCTTAGGGCTTCCAACTGTGCCCTAGCTTCTTTCTTCTTGTTATCCATAGTGTTTCCTAATAAGAAACCCGGGGCATGGTTTATACCCAGTACCTCGAGCTCTGACGCCTGCCCGGTGTTAAGCTTAAGGTAGCGAAATTCCATCTGCATAAACAACGTAACGAGATTGGCGTAGCACTTTTAGTTAGTGCCAGACTATTTCTTAGTTAAACATTTACCCATCTTGGTACAGGCTGCTTTTGATTTACAACCAGCACAGGGTTTAAATGCTTTCTTAACTACTTTCTTTTTTGCATACGCCATTACTTTTTCCTTTTCTTTCCAGAGGGGGTTACTGACCATTTAATTGGTTTAGAACTTGTTTTCTTAGCTGCATCAGATTTAGTTGCTTTTGATGCTACCGCTTTAGGTCTGCAAGCAGGATAGCTTTTTCTTTTATCATCTTTACCAGACCTGCCGCACGGCCTACCTGTCTTAACATCACGCCAATCTTCTTTAAACCATTGTTTAAGCTTAGCGCCCTTAGCCGTTTTACGTACTGCCATATCATTTCCTCTTACTCTTACCGTAATTTTTAGCTCCAACCTTACGGCATTTAGCCATATGTCCTGATCGGTAAGCAGAGTTTTTGGGCATAGCCTTGGCTACTTTCTTATAACAAGCATCTTTCTTTGTTTTAGTTGTAGCCATACTGTTACCTCTTAGATTTAGTTCCTGAACACTTCCATCTCTTACGACTCAGATTAAGGGGGCTATTAGGGTCCTTGGCTGCTTTAGGTGATCTCTTTTTCTGTCCAGCAGATCTGGCACAGTAAGCATCCCCCTTTTTACTGCTAGGTTGTACTCTAGCGCTACCATCTTTAGCTTTACCTGCTTGTCCATAACTAACTCTTTTACCTGAAGCAGTTACTTTAACTTTTGCTTTTCCTTTATTCGGTTTTGCTGCCATCCTCTTTCCTCTTCACTAATCAACCATAAGATCTGTATGGTTACGGTTTATGTACTTTAGCTCATTCTCTATAACAGCTACACGCTGCTGTAGTTCAGTGATCCTGGCGATAGTACGGGTTAAAGCATCTAACTCATCCCATAACTCTTCTATATCACCCCATACATAGTCTATTTCCATAGAATTATCTAATACGTCACGCCTAAGATTAACGTTATCTTCGATAGCCATTTTAGAACCAAGTTGACTTACTGTTTCTTCAAGGTCATTTATTGTTGCAGATTGTTGGGACACCCACCACACACCTCCGGAAAGCTGTACGGCCATGGCTAACACTAAAGCTATAGGTAATTTAATATTATCCATTATCTTTCCTCAAAAAAAGTTTAATATAGTTTTTTGCTACTTTTTTATTCTTAGTAATCAGCAGTATAATCTGGTTATCAAATACTAGGTATTGTCTTTTATTATTCAGGTACAACTTCAAAACAATATACCACTGTAGTACTGGTTGTTATAAGTACCTTGGCTTCCTTTAAAGCGTTTTGACAACCTACTTCAGTAGAAAATTGACCAAGCTGATAGTTTTCTATATTACTATTTGAAAACATAAACCAAACTAAAAACCACATTACCACTTCCCCTGTTTTACACCCAAGAAATACATAAATATTATTAAGGCTCCTGATCCTGCCAGTGCTACTGCAATACCTACAGCCCAGTTAATACATTTGTCTATGAACTCTTGCTTCTTATAAACTAACTCACGTTGTTCTTTACGTTGTTGTGCTTCTATACGTACTATCTCGTCCCAAGCACTAGGGCCATACGTCCAAGATATATGCGCTCTAAGTTCTTCTCTCATCTCTTTGAGCTTCTGCTTTTGTGACCATATGTCTAATGCAGTAGCTTGGTTGTCATTAAACATCTTGTACATCGGAGGGTTCTTAGCTTTTTCCTCCAAGAAGTCTAAGTCACTTACAGCCTTAGACCATTGAGATACTGCACCTGCCATACCACTGATTTCACGGCCTACCGCTACAGCTTTCTTTATGCCATTGTAAGCTGTAGTAGCCGCTGCCATAGCTGTAAATGGATCAATCATTTGAATTTAACCTCTATAGGGCACACATAGTTATAACTAACTCTGTACACTCTGTCGTACCACAAGCCATTCTTAGGTAGCCCACAGTCATAGTAGCAGTATTGAAACAACTGATTACCGCCTGTAGTCCATGAATGATTGAAACCTATGAAAGCTAAAACACACAACATTATTCTTTATTAGCTCTACTTGACTCCATCATATCACGAATAGACTTTATATTTTCATCCATACGCCCTAAGGTCACAGCCTGAGACTGAATAATAGTTGTTAGATTAGTAATCCTGGCTTCATGTCTTCCAATGTCACGGGCATTAAGATCAATGGCACTAGCCAAGCTAGACACATACCACACTAAGGCTCCTGTTTGGAATAAGATGCCTACTAAAAACGATATCGATATACTTTTATCTTTCATCTTACTTAGTAAACCCCGCACCAAAATACAACCCTACAATAGCAGA